CGGCGCTGGGCGCGGTGGTTCATGCGGTCGACGGCGAGCCCGTGGCGGTGGTGAACGCGGCGTGGTCGACGCCGGTGGTCTTGTCGGTGGGGATGTTCGCGACGGATCGCTGGGGCGAAGTCGCGCGGCCAGCCTCGCGCTGGTGCGCGACGACGTTCCGGTCGCTGCTGGTTGGTTCTGGTGCGCGGCGCGCGGAGTGCTGGTCGATGGTCGGCCACCTCGAGGCGCATGCGTGGCTGCGGTGGCTTGGGTTCCGCCCTGAGTGCGAGGCGGTGCGCGGCCGCGGCGGCGAGAGGTTCGTGCTGTTCGGATGCGAGGTCGGGTGATGTGCGTTTTCAGCATGCCGAAGCCTTCGGCTCCTCCCCCGCCGCCGTCGGACTCGGCGGAGGTGCAGGCGGCTGCCGAGGCCGAGCGTCGGCGCGCTGCGGCCGCGAAGGGCCGCGCCTCGACGATCCTGACCGGCGGCCAGGGCGACACGACGGGTGCGCCCGTCGAGCGCCCCGCCTTGAAGGCGCTGCTCGGTTAACCGGAGGTCATGAGATGAGCCAGGCTCTGTCGTTCTTGAAGCAGACCGTCGACGCCGTGAAGGGCGCGGCGGATGCGGTCTATCGCGAGATACACGAGGCCGAGGGGCGCGTGGCTGGCGAGCTTGCCGGCCTGGGCGCGCGGCGTTCGGCGCTCGAGGGCGACATCGCTGCGCTCGAGCGGTCGCGCGACGCCACGAAGGCGGCGCTCGAGGATGCGCAGGCGAAGGCCGCGGCGCGGTTCGCCGAGCTCGACGCGCTGCTGGCGGCGGCCGAGGAGAAGAGCCTCGCGGCGATCGCGGCGGCCGAGGCCGAGGCGGCCGCGTCGCGCGAGGCGGCGGACGCCGCGCTGGCGAGCTCGAATGCGAAGCTGGCCGAGGCCGAGCGTAAGTCGGCGGAGGCCGAGGCGCTGTTCTCGTCGCTGCGCGCGAAGCTGGGCTGATGACGACGCTTGCGTCCGACAGCAACGGCAAGGCGATCCAGGCGCTGCATCCCGGCGCGACCGCCGTGGTCGCGGCTGGGGTGTCGAGCGCTGCGTCTGGCGTGTTGGCGTCTGGCGCGCGGGTCGTTCGGCTGTACGCGACGGTGAACGTGCGCGTCGAGGTTGGCGTGTCGCCTGTCGCGACGCAGAACTCGATGCCGCTGCTGGCCGGCACGCCCGAGTACTTCTCGATCCCCCCTGGCGAACAGGTGGCTGTGATCAAGGAGACCGGCGCGAGCGACGGGTCGTTGTACGTCACGGGCATGGAGTGACGGCCATGACGATTGGCATCGCCGCGGGCGACGTCGTGGCCGCGAACGCTTCCTATGAGGTCGTGGTCGGCGGGGACTACGCGCCGCACGACTTCGTGCCGTGCCGGCGCCGCGTCGACACCAACGGCCCCATCTGCGCGTTCCTCGCGGAGCAGGTGGTTGCCACGCCTGATGGAGAGCCGGCATGAAGGCGGCGATCGAGCAGGTCTTCAACGGCTCGCTGGCGCAGGTCGCCGTGGGCGGCGCCTACGACGCGACCAAGATCAACCGCGGCAAGCACACGGGGCAGTTCAACCTCGGCGCTGGCGACGTCGACAAGTTCATCGGGCCGGCGCCGGTGGGCGTGGCGAGCTTCGGCGAGTCGTCGCTGGCGATCCCGTCGAACTTCGTGCACCCGATCAAGATCACCGACGACCTGTTCTGGGTCTTCGGTTCTGACGGTGCTGCCGCAGCGGCGACCCGCCGCGTGCAGCTCTGGACCTGGGTGCCGTCGACCAACACCTACACGCTGCGCGGCGCTGTCACGCTGACGTTTCCGACCGCGACGGCGCACACGGTGCGCGGTTTCCGCGCGATCCTCGAGGCGTACACGACCGGCACGGTGACGGTGAGCGGCACCGCGGTGACGGGCAGCGGCACGGCCTGGGCGACCGGCCTGTCAGTCGGCTCGCGCATCGGCTTCGGCTCGACCGACCCGACGCAGATCACGACCTGGTATCAGATCAGCGCGATCGGCAGCGACACGTCGATCACGCTGACGGCGGGCGCTGGCACGATCGCCGCCGGCACGCCCTACGTCATCGAAGACCTGATGCTGGTGCACGCGAACACCAACGCGACGGCCACGAACGGCGGCCTGTTCGTGACCAAGGGGCTTCAGTTCGCGGACTTCCAGAACCCGGCGGTGGCGATCCCCGCGGCGACGACCGTCGACAAGATCAAGGCCAACTTCTGGCTGAAGGACGCGGCGACGATCACCAACGACGTGATCGGCGGCTGCGCGCTGGGCGACAGGGACAACTGGACCCAGCAGTACGTCTACTCGACCGAGGGCGCGACGACGTCGCTCCAGCTCTACCGCTACAACATCCGCGCGCCGCTGACGCTGACCGCCGGCGCGGCGGTGCTGACCGGCTCCGACATCGTGATCACCGGCACGCAGGCGGTGACGGGAAACATCTCGCAGGCGAACAACGGCCGCGTGGCGACGCTGGCGCACGGCGCGGGCGCGGGCGTGGCGTGCCTGTACCTCATGACGCTGAGCCGCATCCTGCGGGTGCCGCTGGCGTCGGTCGTGGCAGCAAGCACGACGTTCGTCGCGGACTCGATGTCCGAGGTCCCGCCAGGCGGCACCGTCACGAACCTGGCGAGCGCAGGCTTCATCTCGATGGATGTCGCCGGGTCGCTGGACAAGCTCGTTATCGCGACGTCGTCGGGCACGTCGGGCTCGGTCTACGTCACGGACTACTACACCGGCGGCCAGCAGCTCGACCGCCGCTCGTCGTGCACGGCCAGCCAGACGCCGTCTGCGCTGCGCGACACGGACAGCCCGATCTTCGTTCACTACCCGGCCAACGCCTCGCCCTTCGTCTGGGTCGAGGACGGCTGGATGTTCTGGATCTACAACCCCGGCACGACGACCACGCTCAACGCGATGAGCGCCTATCCGCTTGCGGCCGACCTCGGGTTCCTGGCGGATGTGCCCAACCGGATCGTCTGCCCCAAGCTCGCGCTTGGGGCGGCGCCGGCCAAGTTCTACCGGGTGCTGGTCAACTGCATGGAGAACCTGGGCGACGACACGATGGGCGTCGCGCCGGACCTCTTCCGCGTCCAGTACCGGACGAGCGGGATCGACGACAACAGCGGCTCGTGGACCGACGTCCCGCAGAGCGGCGACCTGTCTGGCGTGTCGACGGCGGCGAACATCCAGTTCGCGTTCCTGTTCCGCACGGCTGGCGTGATCATGCTGCCCGCGCGCGTGCTTTCGCTGGCGCTGCTCTACGAGACCTCGGACGCGCTGCCGAGCCAGTACCGCTGGAACTTCGGCGACTTCGACGGGTCGAACGGCACCTTCGGGTTCATCCAGTCGGCGCTGTTCGGCGCGGCGCTGACGGTGCACACGATCAACGTCTACCGCGCGGACACCAACGCGCTGGTCCTGACGCAAGCCAGCAGCGGCACGACGAACGGCGCCTTCGAGTATTGGAACGGCACGGCGTGGACCGCGGGGCTCGGCAGCGACGCGCTGAACACGCGGCGGCGCTTCGTGCCGAGCGCGAGCCTGCCGAGCGGCGTTGACCTCTACGCGACGCTGACGGTGGCCTGATGGTCTCGCTCTACGCAGGAGGCGCTCCGTCGCAGCTCGTCAGGGCGACGGGGAGCGCGGGCCCGGTGCAGGGGCTGCTCGCGTTCGGCTCGCCGCTGGCCGGCGCGCGGCTCTCGACGGCGCTGCCCTTTTCGATCCGCCAGCAGGGCGGCGACGGGCTCGCGCAACTGACGTTGCCGGGCGCCCCGCCGCCGGCGCCGATCATCGTTTCCCGCTTCGTGCGCGGGCTGCTCGTCGCTCCAGGGAAGCTCGTCCGATGACGTCCGCGAACGAACTCATCCGCCGGCAGGAACGACTGGCATCCGATCGCGCGAACTACGAGACGCACTGGCAGGAGATCGCCGACCTCATGCTGCCGGGCCGCGGCGACTTCATCTCGCAGCGTGTTCCCGGCCAGAAGCGCACCGACAAGCTGTTCGACGGCACCGCGCTGACGGCGCTCGACAACCTGTCCGGCGGCCTGTGGGGCGCGGTGACGAACAGCGCCAACAAGTGGTTCGAGGTCCAGACCGCCGACCCGTCTCTGATGCAGGATCACGACATCGCGTCGTGGTGCGACGCCGTGACGGATCGGATGCTCGCGGCGTTCGGCTCCAACGGCATGCGCTTCTACGC